GTAGCAGATACACCTGTAACAGATACAGGAGTTTCGAGAGATATGGTAAGATTACCCACGGAGCCTGTGGCAGATAATCCTGTTACAGATACAGATGCTCCCGCTGCTACTGTTTCATTACCAACTGAACCCGTGGCAGATAATCCTGTAAGGCTCAAAGTAGAGTTTGCGGTTACGGTCTCATTACCAACTGAGCCTGTGGCAGATGCTCCCGTGGATGAAACGGATGCTGTGCCAGTTACCGTTTCGTTACCAACTGAACCCGTAGCAGATAAACCTGAAACTGCGATAGATACTGAAATCGAAGTGGTTTCATTACCTACTGAACCTGTGCCAGAAAGCCCTGTCACAGATATATTTGCTGAACCCGTTACGGTTTCATCGCCAACATTTAGAGTAGCCCCTGTACCAGATACACCTGCGATACCTGCGCCTAATACAGTAACAGAGCCAACACCGCCCGTTGCTGCAATACCTGTTGGAGTTGTAGAACTTGTGCCAGTTACTGTTTCGTTGCCAACAGCCGAAGTGGCAGCAACACCTGTAACAGAGACAGCAACACCGATTGCACCTCCCCAGCCACCATCGCCCCAGGCATCTCCACCCCAAGTGCCAGAGGCAGGGGTAGTTACTTGGTCAGCATCAGCAAAAGGACGTTCTGAAAACGCTGAAAAAGGCAACGCCATCTTTAACCTCCTATGCTAAGTCTCCGTGAACTAGTGCATACATATGTGATGGATTGATGTAAGCATTTCCAGATTCATTATATGCGGCAACTTCAAAATTTTCAGAAGTTGGGTCTGTTTGGCTAGGTCCACCACAGTTATATACTGTTCTTGCGGTAGTAGAGTTTCTACCATTTACAGATATTGAATAATTTACATTAGCCATGTTAGTAGTAAAACCTATGCGATAATCTCCTGTACCATTATCAATTATCACTGCACAATTAAGTGAACCTCTATCATAATCCCCAACTGCTCCTGTAGAAGTTCCATCAAAATTAATCCAAGCCTTCGCACTACCCCCTGCCACAAAAGAAGTAGCAATAGAGTTATTACCACTGGCATCCTTTAGTGTATTTACTCTAAGTTCGCTTGCCATTACGCTAAGTCTCCTGCAACTTGAGTCATCACTAAATCATGGTCTTCTACAGCGGCTGTATTAAAAGTCATTACAGTATAACCAGTTGTTGCTACATTATGTTTCTGATAATATCCAGCTTGAGCAGTGCTTGATGCGTTTCTAGTTCCACCACTTGTTATAGTATAATTAGTGTTTGCCATATTATTTGTAAAAAGAACATCATAGTCTCCTGTACCATCATCTTCTAAAGCAGAAACATTAAAACTGCCATTTTCACCTGTCATATTAGTGCTTGCATCTACTGTGTTACCATCAAAACTAACCCATGATTTTATTAACCCTTGCTGTAGATTTGTAGTTAAACCAGTAGAACCACTAGATGTAACACCAGCCTCACCAAAAATTGTAGTGCTACCACTTGCTATGAGATTTGCTAAGTCAGATGCTCTGCTCATGCTAAATCTCCACTAAGCATTGTGCCGTTTAGACCGTTATCAAAAGAGTTACTTGAAGATCCTGAATTATAAGAAAAGTTTAAACGTACCGTACTTGTTGTTAATGAATAAAAATCTCTGTCTGGTCCTATAATTCCAATATTAAAATCGTTAGTTCCATCATCTAAAGAAGACATCCCAGAAAAAGCATAGTTTACATTTGAAAAAGAATTAGTGTAGTTAAGTGTTCCATCTCCTGTACCATTATCTGTAATACTAGCCATGTTAATGCTATCTCTAAATGAAGCAGTGCCCATACTGAAGTTAGCCCAACCCTTAATTAACCCTTGTGTCAAACTAGTTGTTGTAGTGCCACCTTCAGCCGTCACAAGCACTGACCCAGCCGCAGCGACACCTGATATTTTATCTACTTTGAGTTCACTAGCCATTACGCCAAGTCTCCAAATACAGACATAAAACCTAACCTGTCTCCAATAGTACTACTATCAGCATCGTGCATTTGACAAAATATTTTTGCTGTAGTTGTTGTTCCAGAATCGATTGTGCAAGTATTATTAGCAGATATAACACCTGAAGGATAAATAGCACTAACTGTATCTAAACTTGCTGTTAGATTACCATTTATTTTCCCTGTTCCACCATCTTCTCCGCTACTTATGTTTAAATTTTTTGGAGACACCTGATTTGTAGCTATACCCATATAAGTTGTGCTATGCGTATTCATACCAAACAAAACAATTGCTGCTTCTTGTTTAGTAAGTGCAACACGACTTGTACCATCTTTTGCTGCAATCGTATCTACATTTAATACACTAGTCATACAATACTCCAGTAACCGTTAACAGTAACAGTTGCGCTTTGTGTAATCGGTCCAGCAGACATACCATTTTCGTCACTATCTATCGTAAGGTCATTGCTTATTGTCTGACCATTTAATCTTATAATACTGTTGTTACCTTTAAATGGATATCGAGTGTCAGACTCTGTTTTAGTGTAGTTCTCTGCAACACTAAATACATCATAGACAATCATCTCAAGAACATCGTTACCTTGTGCGCCTGTGGTTAATGTAACAGATGTTCCGTTTGTCGCTGCATAGTCAGTAGTTGGTTTAAGTAACACACCGTTTTGGTATACGTCCATAAACATTCCGTCTGTGTATACTAACGTATTAGATGCACTATCACTTCCTGAAAAAGCTGTTTGTCCATCTGTGGCTGTATATAGAAACCTAGTTCTTACACCGTTAGTTGGGGATTTTCCTATATATGGCATTTAATTTCCTTCAAATGCAGTTTTTGGAGTCGCACCTATGCAAAATTCTCCAAATAATATTTCTATTGGAAATCCAAATTTTTTACAGGCATTATGTAAAATTATTCCATAACCACCTGTTCTAGCATCTTCGCTTCCTAATTTTAATTTTATATTTTTATTCTTCTCTATGCTAGGTAAATACTTATTAATATCTCCGATTTTAGAGATTGCATAAGTAATCGATTGTTCAGTTAATTCATCATAAAATTCTATCACAAGATTTGGATTAAAATAAATTTTAATAAAAGTATTGCCATAAAAAGAATCCCAAATTAACTCAGTTTCAGAACTTTTTATTTCACCTTTTCTACCAGAGGCTTCAAATAGTTCATAAACTCTACACTTACACGATTCAAAAATTCTCACGCTTTTATCTCCGTAGCTGAAATGTAAGAAGCCCCTCTTTCGTACTCATTACTATCAGTATCTGCAACAGTTCTATTAATGTACATAGTTCCAGCATAGTATGTGGTAAAACCTATTTTATAAGTAACTTGTGAAGTTGTGTTATGAGCATTATCAAACCAAGTTAAAGGAAATCCATCTATCGTAGAATCTGCATTTTGATGATAACTTATAAGGGGTACGGCTATTCCCACTCGTCTATTAGAAGCAGCGGCAGGAGATAGTTTTGTAGACCCTCTAAAGAAAAAAGCCATAGCGTTAGCCGCAAAGGCGGCACTAGAATGTTCGTGTGACAAATACCCTTCAAGCTTAATAATTGAATCACTAAATTTAGGAGTTATGTTTACTGCTAATTCATCAATAGCTGTATCAGTATTAGCACTGTTACTCATAGAAGTGGCAGTGATATACTGCGTATACTGCACTTGTAAAATAGAACCTGAAGGAAGTGTTTCTAATCCTGCTGGTCTAACTTGTGTTAGTGCCATAGCTCACTCCTATGCGTATGGGCTAGTTCCGAGCAAACTTGTATCCCAAGCGGCTTTAAGTTCAGCAATCGTTGTTGCATTAGTTATTGCACTTGCAGCAGGAGCGTTACGAAGATTTGTTTTCTTTGTAACAGACGCTGCTTTTGCTGTTGCGTCATCTGCTTCCAATGCTTTCATATACGCAACGTCTTCTGCTTCTAATAAAGGCTTTCTTACCTCTCTAATTTTATCTTTAAAAATTTCTTTTGCGGTAGCTAAGTCTTCTGATATTACACTACCATCAAGCACCCAAGCACCACGAAAATGACGATCAGACGGCTTAGTAACACTAGAGGCATTAGCCTGTTTGCCGTCCTTATCTAGTATGTATGTTGTTACAGCCATCTAAATCTCCTTTATTATGCGGCTAGTTCTTCGGAGATGCGCCAAGCGTTTCTCCACTCTCTTGTTGTAGGAAGTTGATTCTTCCTACAGATAATCATCTTTGGACGATTACCCTCATCCCAATTCTTCCAGACATGCTCTGGTATATCCTTTTGAATTAAGTATTCTATCGCTTCTTCCTCTGTCATTGCCTTGATAGGCTCTGTTTGATGTAATAAATACCCACGAGTATGCTTCTTAAAATCAGGTTGAGCTTCATCCTTCTTTAATTCCCAGTATACCCAAACAGGGGGCAATATACCACCCTGTAAAGCACAAGCCATCCAATTTGGATCAGGTACAAGTATCTTTGCACATTCGTCTATCTTGTCCTCATACACGACTCGATAGTCTGATTGCACCCCATCTAGGTTTTCTTTCGCCCAACATAATCTGTCAAATAAGTGTGTGCCTTGAAATTGTGGCGTATCCATCATTTATCCTATTGCTGTTATTGATAATCTAGGTTTAATAAATTGATTGCTCCCAGACCCATCCCAATAATACGTTCCATGAACCTCAGACTCATTACTAGCACCATAAGACCTTCCTTGTATTTTAATCTCTTTTAAAGCAGTCCAACTAGTAAATTGAGCATCATCTATGTTATCAATCCCAGCATTACATCGTATAGGTATTCTTTGTGTTATAAAATCTTGCGAGACATTGTTTGCACTAATACTCATTTTAGCATTAGTAACTTCTACACTGTCAATATATGATCTAAAATGAGCGATACCATGACTATCAACGGCAGAAACACTCATAGTAAATTCATAAAGCACAGTTTTTGTTCCTGCTGGTGGGACATAATTTATTGTAGACCCTGTAACATCTACAAGAGTTGTACTTACAAGCTTTTGAGTAGCAGTTACAGTTTCTAGTGTATATGTTCCGCTTAACACAGAAAAGGAACTACCATTACAAAAACCAGAAAATGTTTCTAAAATCCTACCAGTGCCTGTGGTATTATTTTGCAATAGGAGATTATCTACTTTTAAGGTGCTCATGCTAGTTCCCCGTGAATAGTACAAAGAGCTAAGTCCATATCAAATGGACCTAAATCAGAACTACTTCCATTACTATAACCACCTGTCCAACTTGTTGATGAGGTACTATATACTATTGTTCCACCATCAGCAGTAGGAAACAACCAATAGGCAGTAACGGACGTAGATGATTGTCTACCTGAATGACCTCCAGCAACATAATCATCATTTGCAAAATTGCTTGTATAATTTGTATCTGTTAATCCAGAACCATCATCATTTAGACCGCTTATGTTAAGGCTATCTCGTATTGTGTGAGTTGATGATTGTTGAAAATTACACCAAGCTTTTGCTAAACCTTGTTGCAAAGATGTTTGTGTGCTACCATTTTCGCCTGTTACAGTAACAGCATTAGCAGAGGTCTTGCCTGAGATTTTGTCTACTCGTATCTCACTCACGCTAAGTCTCCTGATACCTGACCATTTGAACCACCATTTGTAAAATTTCCAGCACCATTAACTACATCTAAAGAATGAGTTGTTGATGTCTCTGCTGCAGATTTGTAAGGATAAGCTGTAATGTTGCCTTGTGTAACACACCAATCTGTAGCCGTATTCATTGGATTTGTTAAAGTAATAGTTGTTTGTCCTGTCCCATCATCACTAAAACTACTATTATTAAAACTATCTCCAACAGTTCCAGCAGTAGAATCAGCATCAACTGTCCATGCTTTTAATAAACCTTGCACTGTGTTCTGAGTAACATTTCCTGCGTCAGACACATGAGTAGATGTATTGCCTATTGTTACATTTGTGCCACTGCCTGAAAGGCTTTGTACTGCGTTTGCTTTTAACGTACTCATATTATTGCCAACGTACCACCGTCTTCTACTTGAAGGGTTACACCAGAATTAACCGAAATAGGACCAGTAGCACTTGCATTTTCTGCACCACCTATCGTTACATTAGAGCCTACTGTTTTATCGTTTACACGAAACATACCACCACCAAGAAAGTCTGACTTATTAGCTGTTGGAGGTGTAACTGTGGCAATATTAAGACCAAGAAAGTTTACAAAGATATTACCTGTGCCTGTAGAAGGTGCGGTGCTAAAACTAAGTGTTGTGCCACTTACACTATATTTATTTGTATCTTGAATAACACCATCGACAGAAACAACAATATCCTGATCATTTCCTACTGTTCTAGATAATGTAAAAGAGGTGGTAGAATTGTTTCCGTTAAATCTCTCTACAGACGGGATGTCTACAAAATTTGCTGTTGGCTGACCACCGATATAAGGCATTATAGCTCCTACTCCACGTTGTTATAAAAAATGGTGCATGATTTTACATTGGTCATGTTGGATATCCAAAGATTACTGGCTCTTAGTCCTGGAGCAGGAACATAAATACGAAACTCGTTTTCTGGCACAAAATCAATATCTAAGATAGTAAACCCACCATCCCCACTTGTAAAAGTTAGTCTAGGAGAGCCAGAGGTGGTAGTTACTGTTAATTGTACTATCTCAATGTTTTGAGTTATTTCTGTATCACCAACAGAATCAAAACGCTTAGAATATGTAATAATGTTAGTCATGATCTTTCCTATGTGCTAATTGCGTCAACCACTGAAACCCAAGCATCACAACTACTTGCTGTGTTACTTACAATCTTCAAAGCATCTCCGGTCTGTAAAACAATTTTAGCTCCACCATCTAATACTTGCAAAGAAGAACCTGTGGGTATAGGAGCATTTTTAACGAGATAATAATCCGCAGAACTTGCAGTTACATAGACATCAACTAATATTTGAGATGTATGGACATTAGCGATATTTATACCAACGACTGCATCATCTGAGTTAGCAGTTCTCAAAGTGCTTGCAGAAGTGCCTATGTTTCTTGCTATATTTCTTTCAAAGTCCTGTGCCATATTTTACTCCTACAAGGCTATCGCCATAGCGGTAGCAAAACCTTTTGATGCACCCTCACCAATTCCTAAATTAGCTGGAGTAATTTTTTTCATTGTGCCACCGTCATCTATGAGAATAAAGTCAGCATCACTGCTTGAAGTAGTAGTAGAGGGTGTGTCTGAATTTAGTGTGGTCATAATTACAGCACCAGACGATAATGTGTTTAGATTATTACTTGCATCTAAAAAAACTGCTTTTTCAGCAGGATATACACAAAAAATAGTTTTTGTACCAGAACTCCAACTTACAGCATTATCACTATTGCTAGATTGTAATATTGTGGTTCGAGCCAGTGTAGTGCCCGAAGCTGTATATGTTCCTATGCCAACTTCAAAGTTAGAACTATCCTGACAACAATAATAAGTTGTGTTTCCGTTACCTATAACAGAAAACGCTTGAAAATTGTTTTCAGCACCACCAAGACTATAAGTTCCTGTTCCTGTGGTAGTCGTGGTTTCTTTAACACGATCTCCTAAAACAAGAGCCATAGCACCACCTATTAAGCAATACGAATGATTGCGTTAGATGCGTCAGCAGTAGGAAACTGAATTGTAAACGTACCAGAGGTAGATGTTTTATCTGAACTAAAGTCTAAAATTACACACGAAGGATTAGTCAGTGTACTTCCAGATTCATCGTTAGCACTTGGAGTAGAATTATATATCATTGCTCCCCTTGCTGTAATCGTTGCACTTGTAAAACTTATGTCAGAAAAATCTGTGAATGCTGTCGTACTAGAAGTCGTAGGTGCAACTCCTGTTAAACTGCCCCCTCCACTAGAATAACTACCACTAGCACTTACCTGATTTGAAGTAGTAAACGCAGTAGTGGCTGCTCCAAGAGAGGCAGAAGATGTATACAACGCAAGTTTAAACGTATCTGCTGAATTTGTTCCAAATCTATGTACACCTAATAAACATTCTTTTTTAAAAGAAGTACACATAGCCTGAGTGATTGCCATTATAAGCTCCTTATTATCTTTGCTAAATCATTATGACCGTTTTTATCTAGCATATGCACGATAGTAGCACGTTCTTCGCTTCTTGCCAATGTTATATACTGAAGCATAACTGTGGCTATTCTTTCCTTAAATGCTTTAGCTTGTTCTCTAATCGCTGGATGAGCATCGTCTGATATATAAAGTAGCTTATCTAAAGCTAGTTCAACTAATTGCTCGTTAGTATGGCCTCCGTTATTTGACGTAACCACAGTAACGTCAGGAACATTCATTTCTGCTTGGAACATTAAAACCTCTTAGCCTCTCTGGGTGCTTCTTACACTTTGTCTATAGTAATCAGTGTTTTCTGTAAAATCCCCATAGTTCTTTAGTAAAACTAATGCCTCGTTAAACTTAGCTTGATATGATTGAAGCACATCTGCTTCGCCTTTCATAAATATATACGCCTCAGTTAAAGCCCCATACAACATTGCATTGGGTGCATTTGTGCCCAACCAAGAAGTTCCATCCCCCGTAGCTGTTATTGATGTGGGTCTATAGTAATAATGTAATTCACTCGAGTAATTTGCATCCGGTGTAGGACTTATAATAAAATTTGTAACATCAAAAAGAGCATAATATTTTGGAGTACCTGTGGTCGATGGATTAGGATTATACTCTTGAATAAAGTTTACATCTTTAAACAATAAAAATTCTTTATTACTACTGTTTGTAATTGATAAAGAAAAAGGAGCTAGATAATCTGTCGGTACAGCTAAAAACTGGTTTCCAGAAGTCATTGACCCAGAGGCGTTCTTTCTAAACAAATCAAGGTTTATGCCTTTTAGTATCTTTTCTTCTGTGTTTTTAATAAAAACATCAAGATTATTGACAAAAGTTGTTTCGTCATTTTCTGTCCAATCCTGTATAGCTTGTTTAAGTGTAGTGTATGTATAACTCATGTCATATTCAATTTGTTGTTATAATTGTGATGTTTCCAACCATAGAACTATGATTAGTGCATTGATATACTAAAGTGGTATCACTTGGTTCATGTGGTACAATAAATTGTGTCAATCCCGTGGTCGAGTTAAAGTTTTCTGTTACACCTGTAGTAAATGCAGAACCACCATTAGATGTCCTAATTTGTAAAGGATGGCTACTTACGTTTGCTGTATTATCTATCAGATAAGTATGTCCACAATAAAAAACAAAGTTTGGATTATCACCAGAAGTAGCCCCTGGTCCAGTAAATGTGTAAGCACTTGACCCATTTACTCCAGCTATATATTTAGTTACAGGACCAGATGTTTCGTCATTTAGTCTAAGCCAAGCACCACCATGAGCAAAATATAACCCACCAGTTGCATGAACATGAGCTACTGCCCCATGATATGTTGAAGCACTTGGCAAATCAGTTAATGCAGAGTAATAAAAAACGATTTTATTAGCCCCAGAGCTTACGTCAAAAAGACCATTCGCATCTATAATATCAGTTAAGACACTAGAACTATTTCCTAATGCATTATATATCTCTGTAAAATTGTCATTTATTTTATCAGCACCAGCACGAAGTGTGTCACCTGTGCCATCATTTGCACTAGAACCTATCCCTACAGTTTGCTTTGCCATCTACCCCTCGTCAAAAGTTTTTGTAGTTGAATCAAGTGTAACACTTGTAGAATCGAAAGTCGATGCTGAGAAAGCAGCAGTCGTCACTTCCACGGTGCCAACACTCATAGTAAGAGCGTCTAATTTAGATAACACTCCTCCTATAAAACCATCACCAACATTTGTTCTTACAATTACTCGGGTGATCAAATCCACATATTGATCTGGTCTTGGATTACGAAGAGCTTGAGGATCTGGACCTGCATTAAGGGGTTCTAGTTGAGGGTGTTTAGCTTCATACTCATCTGGGCCAACTTTTAAACCGTTCCACTCGGTTCGCATTTCTGAAAGTCTATATCTAAATCCAGACCTATCTGAAATACCATAAGCATTTTTACCAGATGCATATCTACCCATTATGTTACTCTAAGATACTCAAAACTTGGTTGTAACTTCAATGGAACTCTATCTTCGTCCTCATCGGCCGCTCTTTGAAACTCTTCTTCATACACAGCTTTTAAAAGTTGTATTCTGTCTGGAGCCTTTTTCATTGCTAAATAATAAGCAAGACCAGCTACTATACACGGCAAGAATCTAAAAGGTGCATCAGTGGTATTTACCAACGCATCTGCGTCTTCGATTCTTTGAATATAATAATAAACCAGAGTATCTGAAGAGCTATCTGGTGTTGCCCATAAATTTATCTCAGGTATTGTTTGTCTATTATAATAATATTGACTAGGTCTGCCTTGTGTTGTTTTGTTTGGTATGCTTAAATATTCGCCTCTAGATATTCTGTTTAAATCAAAATCAGTACCATCTCTTCTAAGAACTACCTCTAATAAATCAGTAAAAGTAGCGTTAAAAGCGTAGGTAGCAGTTCCAGCAGTTAAAGATTGTGTGCCTTGTTTAACAGTCCAAAGATTAATCCCTCTGTTTGCCCACTCAGCAAACATAAGATTTAATGACCTTCTAGCAGTTTTGGCATCATATCCAGTTCGTAGTTCTAACCCACAACGCTCGTAAGCTTCTTCAATAATATCTGCAACGTCTAAGTCAAAGTCTCTAGATCCTGATGTAGCCATGATTACTCTTCCGAATATAAATTGTTGAACGTAATATCTGGGTCCATATAACTACTATCACTTTCAGCACTATGTGTCCATTGACTTGGTCTAAAATCAGGAGCACCTTCACCAGTTTCCCAAAGAGCAGGACTTGTTGCTCTAACCCTGTTATTAGGTAAGGCTACAATATTTCCTGTCCATTTACCAGCGTCTGTTAATTGTAGTAAGTGACTTTGTTTGTGTTGTGCAGGATCATCTGCTATCTCATTTTCGGTGTAATCAACCGTAAAGATATATTTTCCGGTATAAAACTCACCATCTATTTTACACAGCCAAGGGCTAGAACTAACTCTGTCAAGACAATAAACAGAGTGAAAATGAGAACTACAATCCCAAGGTTGTGCTAAATGTGTTGGCATTTGTTCAGGCCATTCTTCCAAAGGAACGTCTGCAACAAGGGCCGTAATTGGCATTCTTGCCCACATGGCACCCCCGTGTATATTCTCGGTTTCACCATCATCCGCTTCGTATCCTGTAAACACTAGCTGAAAACTCAAACATCTATCAGGAATAGTTGTAACAGCAATTGCCATAGCATGTATAAACTCGCCATGATAATCAGAATGGTTGTGCGTATACTCTCTTCTCACCCAGCATTTAAAATACGGGATGTTGCTTTGTAAATAAGGCATTTAAAGGATTAGCGTCTTCTTGCTGCCCCGCCTCTTGCTCTCTTCATAGCACCGCCTCGAGCCATGCCTTTTTTCTTTTTCATAGCACCGCCATTAGCCATGCCTTTTTTCTTTTTCTTAGCTACCATTTTTTTCTCCTTTACGCTCCAGCCATTCGTTTTCTAGGGCTCATGTAAACCCCTCCAGCTTCTTTTTTAACAGCACCACCTTTTCTCATGTAACCCATATTATTTCTTACATTTTTAGGAAGATTAGGAAGCCCTTTGTTATCTGCTGGTATTGGTTTTAATTTAGCCATATCTTTCTCCTATACTTATTTTAAGCTTATCACAAGAATTATCTATAGACTACCCCTGTTATACCAAAGATAAAATATAAATATAAAAAAACCAGCTACTGTAACCACAAGAACAAAAATACTAACAATTTCTATTAAATGTCTTCTAGCTTCACGTTGTGCATACAGTGTTTCTTTTCGTTGCTTTCTAATATCCGCTTCCATACGTAATAATTCTTGCCATGCATTTGGGCCACACATCGCAGATATTAATTTTCTTAACTCATCTCTTTGATTTTCTAATTGTTTCTTTTGAGTAAATAACTCTATTGCCTCTTCTTCTACACTTTTAGCATTAAATATTTTTCTAAATATTGGTGGATTTTTAGCTTCATGGTGCGCTCTGTCTATATCGGATACAGCACTCATCCAGCGTGACAGGTCTTTGCCCATCGACTCCACTTGACGGCCGATGGAAATGCCTTTTTTTAGTGCTGAAAAAGCGGAACCAGCAATCGCCATTGCTGAGATGGGATCGACCATTGTACCCTCCTAAGACCCAACGACTCCCGTTGTTACTTTTCTTCTGTCTCCCATGACTGCACCACAGCCCCTAGCTACAACAGAACCCGGAGTTAGTTTACCATTATAGGGTCTTTTAGCTTGTGTTCCTTTTTCCAAGCCCCCAAACTTTTTAAAACTTACTTTGGCTCTTTTTGTATTAGAGACAACAGTTTTACCTTTGCCGCCCTCACGTTTCTTTTTACGAGCAGTCTTAGCTCGTTCAGCCTTACTAAGGCTATTTGCTTTTGCTCTTGGCAGACAACGATCAGGGTTCTTTTTATCTTTTGAAGTGCCACATTTACCTTTGATAGATCCATCACTTCCAATCCTTACCCAGTCTTGTTTTAGCCATTTCTTAAGCTCACCCATTACCTACCCTTTCGCTTACCGCCTTTTGACTTCTTTGCGTAGTTTGGGTCTTTACAGTATTTTGATGCGGCCAAGTTCGCATACGCTGACGGGTATGTGTCAAAGGTGCGTTTAGCCCACGCCTTACCCTCTGGGCATATCTTTGATCCTTTGCTCTTTGCACTAGCCTTACCTCCCTTTTTGAAATAAATTAGTTTACTAGTCGCTGCCATTTTTCTTTGCCTTTCTTATTGCCTCTTTTCCTTGTTTAAATATTCTAACAACTTCTGACTTACCCATAACTTTGGCTCTTTGTTCACCAACCGTCAATATCTGTATTTTTCGAGCAAACGGTTTGTTTATTTTTTTAACTTTCGCTACAGTTTTTCGAGCGTCAGACGGTGTGGCAAACTTGATACTAACAGTGTCTCTAGGATTCTCGTCTGTGTACAATCGTCTACCAGAACCCTTTGGTTTTTTACCAGTTCCTACTTTAGGATCTTTTTTTCTTTTTCCCATTTTTGTATCGAGCTCTTTGATCTTTCTCTATCTTTGAAAGAGTCTTTGCTTGTTTTGAATGAAGCTTAGATGCTTTTTTTAAACCTTTTATAACTTTTTTTAAGGGCTTTGTATAATGAGGCAATTATCTTCTCCTTTTCTTCTTCTTATTAGGAGGATTGTTAATCTGTTTAGGTATGCTTGATCTTCTAATAAACACTATTTAATCCACCCTACTACTAAATGTGCTATAGAACCAACAATCCCGCCCATAGCAAGCATTACCCAAAAAGCACCTTTCCATCTGTTCGCTTGAGCCTTCAACTCAGAAACCTCTTCATGAACATGACGAACCTCATCTTGAAGTTGACCAATTCTTTCCTCTAATCTAGCTAAAGTTACTTCTAATTTTTCTGGCATCAACACTTCCATCTTCTTCTTGCTTGTCTCAAACGACTGTTAGGGTCTTTGGCTGCCTTCGGAAACTTCTTCATTTGTCCAGCAGAACGAGCGCAAAAAGACTTACGCCTTTTAGCATCTTTACTGCCTTTCTTTACCTTGCCTGTAACAGCCGTTTTTAACTTAGAGCCTGGGTTTTCTCGCCTGTAACGAGCAACACCAGCCTTAGTCATTCCCGCCCCAGACTTAGTGGAGCGGAAATATTTTTTTGTTTTTGGCGGTTGCTTGTCTCGCTTCCGAGTCATAACTCTACCCGAAGAATCCTGTAATAGAATCTACGGCAGTAAGCGTAACATGGCAGCCATCCGAGAATATTATACCATGGTCAGGAATGCTAATCTGAGTATCATCTGATGCTAAAAAGGTCATACTTAGAAGCGTTGCTCCTGAAGCACTACCATTTCTAAACACTGCGGCAGGAGAACCACTACCCGCGCTTCTTACAACAAATGATTTCAAACGTGTCCTGCCACCGTTTAGTGTGCCTGTACTAGTAGCTGTTTTTGCAATAATAGAACTAGCCATTGTAGCCTCCTATTATTGAACGCTGTTGTTAGCCATCACATAAGTAAGGATGCCTGTAAACGTACCACCAGTAGCAGCAGATGAGCCTTTCATGCCTGTAACAGTAGCATCAGCAGCTAAACCACCTGCAACAGCCAAAGCACCACCTGCACCTGCTATTGTGCCTTTGGTGTCTGCATCAACTTCATTGAACAAACCATCTGGATCGGCTGAAGTACCAATATCAACTGTTGGGTTTGTACCACCAGTTGAACCACCGATAACCATAATCGAAATTGGTATAGCCCCTGCTGGTAGAGTAAGTGTTTCACCAGAAGTAGCTGAAGTACCAATTCTTACGTTAGTAGCTGAATTTGCTGTTGGGTCAAAAGAAATCTGAACGCTTTGCGTTACAGGAACAGGTGTGTGGGTACCTTTAATACCACCACCATAAGAGCGAACAATGCCCTGAAAAGATGTTGTAGCCATATTAATCTCCTTGTCTTGGCTAATGTCTGCTTGATTGCAGTCAAGGGTTAAATAATCATACCTTAAAAAATAAAAAGCGGCAAGGTTAGTTGATACCTAGACCTTACCGCCACATCTACAGGAGAGATGTTTATTTTATGCGCCCGGTGAACCGAACACACATCTTGGATCAGAGAATCCAAAGCTGTAACGCTCACGAGCCTTGAATCTCATGTTACCTGTGTCAAAATCAGGATCCATGTTGGTAGCCAACGCCAGACGCTCAAAGTGTTTAAAACCATTTGGTGCATCTGTTTTTAAGAAGAACGCATCTGTATCTGTTAGATAGTCGTTAACAACATAACCATCTGGTAGCATACCCATAGATTTTAATGCGTTTACATCATTGTCGGATGTTCCAACACGAAGATTAGAAACAAGCAGCCTCTCTGCAATAAACTGAAGCTGACGAGGAACGATTAGTTTCATACCACGAAGTGCGATAATCAAACCACGCTCATCAACAAATCCAGCAATACTGATTAACGCATCTTCAAGGGAAGTTTCGTTTAAGTCAGCAGCAGTTGATGGTTCGTTATTGAACGTCCCACCAGTTGTTAGAGGGTGAGATGCATCACATAAGGCAACACCGTCACCACCAGCAAAAGCACCAGCGGAGAAAGCATTGTTTAATATTGACGCAGCTTTTACTTGTTTTGAGTGTGCCATAGAACGTGCAAGTGCACGAGTATAGCGTGATGCTAGACGATCATACAGATTATCTTCGATAGCTTCTTCGGTAATTGAAAAGGCCATAGCAACTGTCTCGTGGTTGTAACGAGCAGTGTATGCTTCTTGTGCATCATCAAATGTTACACCTGAACCCTCACTTTTTACCGGGGCTGCACCGAAACCTGATAGCATTACCTCTTCTTCAAAAGCACGATCTGATGCCTCTGTGTCGAAGATTTCAGCATGCTGACCTTCATAACGGTTGTATTCCATGCCAAAAAGAGCGTTTAAACCGGGCTCTAATTCTTTGGCGAGTTGTGCTCTAGAAATAGCCATGATCTAGTCTCCCTTAACTTACTGTTGCTTCAGCAGAGCCTGCTAGAAGCGCATGGTTGTTAATTACCACAATCAAAGGAATACCAGCAGCGGAAAAATCTTCATTATCTGGATCGTCAAGAATGCCAACAATCTTTAGAGGATGAGATAAATCTGAAGCGTCTACAGTTGAAACGTCCAGTTGTGCGGCTGATAGGCCAGTGGTTGTGCTTCCATCCGCTGCACCCTTACCAGACTCAGCGGAAAACTCGGCACCCTCAAAGATAGTAGCGATTGCTCCTGCCTTATTTGTAACCGAATCGTCTGTACAAACTATGAAACGCTGGAAAGGATTGTCATGAACAAACCCGATAATATCAAAGTTTGTATCTGCTCCTGATCCAGGCCAAAAATTTGAAAAGACCTTTTTGCCTGTTGATGATGATACATATTCACAGCCTGCAAAAACACCTACGAATTTTAATGTGTCACCAGAAGCAGAACTTGACACGGCAATTGTGCCACCGTTTGTTGCAATAACTGGAGAACCTTGAAAAATCGCAGAAGCATCACTGGCAATGTGATATGAATTAGTGCCCTGAGTGGCTGGTGCGCCACCGAGCATGCTGATTGGTTTTAAACCAAATCCAACATTTGCATTTGCCATATCTTAGCTCCTAAAATTAGGTGGCTAATCTTTACCACCAAAAGTTACACGACTACGCCTATCCGGTTTATGAATAGGCATTGAGGAATCTTGCTCCCTCATCAAGTTTTGGTCCACGGCATCCATTTGTGTGCGGGTCTGCTCCCGAAAATATTCAGTTCTCTCTTCAACCGTTTCCTCTGGGATCCGTGCAAGCATCAAACCACCTACACCTATTATTCCTGCATGCTTACCATCCTCTATAGAAGGGTAAACCCCCTCTTGGTCAGGATATTCGTCAGCACGAACAGGTTCCCATCCTTCCCGCAGTTTTGCGCCTACGTTCATAGAATCGTCTTCCCCACGAATGGATGTTCTAATCCAGCGGTGCTTGAAGCCTGCGGGGGCTTCCGGAGCCTCCAGTTTAGATGGAGGTGCCCAAGGCTTTCGTCTTTGGGTCTTTGCGCGAGTTGCAGCCTCGCGTGGCTGTCTTTTAGAATCTGTCATAATTAATCCTTAACATACTTTGCGTATTCTTCCAATGGTACATTTAATCTTTTTGCAATTGCAATCTGAGAAGGTGTTAGTTTAACCTTTCTTTTACCCTTCGATGGTGCCCTTGATGCAGAGGAATCAGCCGAAGCAACTCTAGGGCTAGAAGACTTTTGAGTGTCTGAGAACTTATGTGGGAACTCAGTTCGTATTCTTCTATCTAATTCTTTGTAGTATTCATCAGACTGTGGATCGAAACCTTCGTCCTCTATTAGTTGCCTATGAACGCCAAAAGCTGCGTATGTCATAGGCTGGTCTGTGCCAAACCAATCATTTTTTTCTGCCCAGGCTTCTGCTTTCGGATCGGGCTGTGCCTGTTGTTGCGGTGCTTGCGCTGGTTGTTGCGGTGCTTCTTCAGCTTGCTTCGCCCTCTTTTCCATCTGTTTCTTAGATTGTTCTAGCTGTGCTTGGTCAAGAGCCAACTTGCTTAAATTCTTCTGGGCCTCAAACATTTCATCAGCATTACCTTCATCATATGCTTTTTGATATGCTGCCTTGGCCGCTTGAATCTGGGAGTCTATCCTTGTACCAAACTCTCCAACATAGGACTGGTCTAAGGAATCAAGTCTTTCTTTAAGTTCTTTGTTTTGCTTCTGTACCGCCTCTGCATACTCTATTGCAGCCTTGCGCTCAGACTCTTCCTTACGGTATTTCTGTGTTATCTTTCGTATTCTATCTTGAACATTCTTGGAATATTCAGATAACTCATCATCGTTTGATGCTTCTTTTTCTTCGGTTTGAGCCTCTGCTTCAGCTTCTTGAGGAGTCTCTTCTGTCTCCTCTTTCACATCAACTTCGGTTTCAAACTCTAATTCTTGCTGTTCAGCTACGTTTTCTTTGCTCATGATGTCCTCTATTTGTAACTTTTAATGTCGTCAGGATCTACGATTGTGGCGATAACCTCGTCATCATTAATGATGCGAACCT